TTTATTTTTAAAAGCACCTAACATCTTTAAAATTGAATATCAAAAAGGAAGAACAACCAAACACCGGTCAATAAATTTAATCAAAGAATGTGCTCTTACAAATTGCTCCGTTGATTATACTCCCCTAGGAAGTTATATGACTTACAGTGATGATGAGGCTACAATGATTGCCTATACTATGACGTTATCATTCCAAGAACTTACCCCAGTTTATGATAGAGATTATCTCACCGGTGAAGGAAAAGATCACCCCATAGGATACTAAAATGGCAAAACCATACTTCAGACAAGTACCTAACTTTGAGTACATCAGTAGAAATACTGACGAACAGAATATTTCTGACTATGTACCCGTAAAGAATTTCTTCAAACGTGGAAAACTTCGCGATGATATTTTCGGCAATCTAAACTTCTTTGAGAAGTATTCAATCATTGGTAACGAAAGACCTGATAATGTTGCCTTTAAGTACTACAATGATGATACTTTAGACTGGATAGTTCTTCTTTCAAATAACATTCTGAATATCCAATCAGAATGGCCTATGACGCAAAGAACTTTTGATAAGGTAATGTTAGAAAAATATGGTTCTTATGAAAACTTATATTCAGGTATTCATCATTATGAAACAGAGGAGATACGTGACTCTTTAGGTTTTGTTGTTCTGAAGTCGGGTATTCGTGTTCCTCCTGATTGGAAAACTAACGGAAACTTTGTAGAAATCAGCAACTCATCTATTCTTTTCATTTCTTCGGGCGATGGCGTTAATCCATCAACCACAGTAAATGTAGGAACTACTAATGGTATTATAGGTCTTGAAGTTGGAAGTGAAGTTATTATTGATGGTGTATCTGAAGTTGAATACAACGGTAGATTCGTTGTTACTGGTATCAGTGCGTTTTCTGGTAATATTGCTTTCAACTTTACATTTGAACTTGCATCAGTACCAAATATAGCAACTCCAGTATTATCAACAGCAAGAACAGAATTAATCAGTTATGTTCTTCCGGAGACAACAGAAACACGTGGTAACTCTTATTACTATGAATTCTGGGATCCAGGTCAAGGCAATACTGTCTTAGTTCCTTCAAGTGAGTTTGTGAGACCGATTACTAATTATCAATATGAATTAAGAATTGAAGACGATAAGAGAAACATTTATGTACTTAAACCAAGATACCTGAATGTTGTATTCAATGACCTTGATGATGTTTTTCCTTATAAGAGAGGAGGTTCTCAGTTCATTTCACCAACTCTTAAGCGCGGAGACAATATACGCTTATATACTTGAATAATAAAAAAGGAGCATTGCTGCTCCTTTAGAAATTTATCAGTCTTCAGCCAATTTCTGGAAATACGACATTGCATCATCTTCATCATCGTCATCCTGAGTAATCTTAGGAAGTGAAGGAGACTTAGAACGACTATAGGATTCTTCTAGTTCTTCCATTACACGTTCTTCACGACTTGCAGGAGCACTGTAAGACTCATACTCATCTTCTTGCTCCAGTACAGCACGAGACTGTGTGGGAGAAGAAGTTTTACTGAGACCAAGGACATTATTCATACGTCGTTCAAGATCCTCATAGGACTTGAATTGGTCTGGTGATGTAATTGCACTCAGGGAATACTCTTTCTTCCAGAGGGCTTCAAGAGCATCATCATCATCCAGTAGTGGTGCAACTCGGTCAAATTCCGACTTGTCGTAATTCCAATACCCATCTTTCTTTACGATTTTGAGTTTGAAGTTAGCACCCTGCCAGAAATCAAAAGGATTGATTGGATCCTCATCATCAAATTCTGGTTGCATAGCATTAAGAATCTTATCAAAGATTTTCTTACCATACTTAAACAGAAATACTTTACCTTCGTTCTGAGGATTTGCAGGATCCTTTACAACGTAGATGTTAGAGTAGTAAGATAGTTTACGCTTTTGCTTACGTACAGTTTCTTTATCTTTCTCATTGCCACTGTTCCACAGACCGCGATTATACTCACTCACGGGGTCTTTTTGTCCAATGGTAGTGAGACTGTTTTCAATATACCATCCCCCGTTACCTTGGAATGCATGAGAATACATTTTTGCCCAGGGAACCTCTTCGCCATCAGGAGCAGGTAGGAAGCGAATGACTGCAGAACCTACACCCGTTTTATCCATCTCTGGTTTCCAGAGACGTTCATCAGCACCATTATTTGATGTTGTACTCATCTTCTCAACTTGCTTCACCAGTTTTTCAGTCAGTGAACCAAGGGAGGATTGCTTTTTAAGATTTGAAAAATTTGACATTTATGCCTCGTATTGAATAGGATTTGGCCTTTGTGTACTTTGCTATTCTACAGGTCTGACTCTGCTTTGTCAATCTGGTCTTTCATGACCTCAAGCATTTTGGACATGTTATTGAAAATGACGTTCATATCAACTCCAGAAGGAAGACCCATTAGGATTGCAGAATCCATGATTCTTTCCTTCATTTCTTTTGCTTCAATATCATCGGAAAGACTTAATCGCGTATAAAGAACTTTTTGTTTGTCAAGAAGTCTTTCTAAAAGTTCAACATGCTTCATCTTATCTTCTTTAGTCATACCAGGAAACCTAAATACGTTTCCGTATATGTCTTCTTGAAGTTCAGAAATTTCAGTCATCTCTGCGCGGACGACTTCAGATTCAAAAAAACTCATTGTTCTCCTAAAATAACTTCTTTCAAAATTCTCTTATAACAAAATACATCTATATGTATGAAAGGAGAATACTTTTGAATTCTTCTACTTACGGTTTCCCACACAGGGTCTTTAAGTTTTTTATCAAAGTTATTTCTAAACAGAAAAATTTTATCATAGATTACTAAAGTCTCTAGACTAAGTTTTCCACTCAGAAACTTCTTTAAGAGTGGTGGATGTCCTTTATTACATTTAAATACATCATCAAATTTATTCTCTTCAAAGAAACTTTGAGATTCTTGTTTAAAAATATAGGATAATGATTGAACTTTTTTCTGCCAGTTTCTGTACCTATCTTCACCTTCTTTTACTATGCTTCCAACCCATAATGTTTCTGGATTGTCATAGGAAACAAAATTAGATACAAAAAAATCAATTATTTCTTTATCTGATTTTTGTCGGGAAAGTTTTTCAAACCAAAATCTGTCCCGCCGGCCGTAGAAAGATTCAATACTACATTTTGATTTTCCGCGAAATTTATGATAATCAAAATTTTCTTTGGTGAAATGATTTTTTAGAGACAAATATGTTTTATATACTTCAAATGGTGTCACTTTGGAGATACTCATAAATTAATTTTCTCCTCATATCAAAATCAACATTTTCTAACCAATACTTTCTCATCAGTTTATTTTCAGCATTAGTATATTTCCTATGACATTTTTTACATAAAATCTCACATTTTTTCCATTCACCACTAATCATTGTGTGACGATAAGATGCTTCTGTTATTTTAACTAGAGGATCAATATGATTGAATTCTAAGTTTTGTGTTGAAGAACAGTTTTTACATTTTCCGCCAAGATTTTTAATAATTTGTTCTTTTAATGAATAGTATAAATCTTTTTGTTTTTCTAATATTGTCTCTTTATTTCTATGATACCACTCTCTTTGTAGTTCTTGAGTTCTTTTTTTCTTAGCAGGATCTTTACGATAATTTCGCATATACTCTGCTTTCTGTTCTTTAGACCAACTCATTTTATTTAAGAAAAGTCTTTAAATATTTATATAAAAATAAATCAAAAAATCAATTTAGCGCGTGAGGTTTTCTTGAGAAAATTAAGTTCCATTGCTTCGTACTTAATTTTTTCCTTCAATGGTTTAGAAATTAGTTTTGGAACTGATTCTAGATCAATACTATTTTGCTCACAGAAATATACGATTGCATCGATATAATTCATTTCAACATTTACCTGAACAAGTTTTTCTATTTCTTGTGCGAATTTGGACGGGCAGAAAAATTTACTTTCTAGTACTTTTTCTAATTCATTTTCCATTTGACCTAAAACAGTAATATGCAAAACTTTAAACGTAAACTTACTATAAGTATACCAATATATTCTTATGCTGTCAATTCATCTAATTTATCATTAACAAATTTCTTAATGTACTGTGTTAGTAATTTTAAATATTTTTTCTTATCTCTCTCTTCATAAACAACACAGTCTCCATCTTCACATGCCATAATGATAACAAATTTCTTTACCACTAGTCCAGTGAGTTCATAAAGCATTGCAGCATATGCAGCACACTGAACAAAATACCCATCAATCCATTCTCTGGGTTTTTCTTGTTTAGAAGTCTTAAAGTCAATGATGGAAAGTTCTCCATCAAACTCTGCTATACAGTCACATGTTCCGGCAACACCAAGAACTTCACTATATAATGCTCCTTCAAGAGCATGGATATTATTTATACGTTCTAATGTTGGTTTAGAAATTTTAAAGAGATGTTCTGAGATTGGTTGTACTGAAGGAAGATCTTTGTTATATAAATGATTTTCAACAAGAGTATGCATATCAGTTCCCCGACTTGTTGCTCTCTTCGTAATCTTATCAGCTTCTTCCGCACCAATCCGCTTTCTCCACTTATTGAAAAAGTCTTTTTTATAATGACTAATGACCGAAGTGATTGATACTAATTTTTTATTTCCCGAAGGTAATTTATAGTATCTCACGCCATCTATCAGTTCACGATCAAGAACTGGTAGATTCAATTCAACATGATTAAAGGTCATACGCAGACTTCCATTTTTGCAAGAATATACTCCTTAACGAATCCAGAGCGAACAATATCATCAACACCAAATTCAACAACATCCATAGATGGCATAATACGAAGAATTCTCATAAAGTCAATGATTCCATTCTTCTCATTCGTCTTAATAAGATCTGATTGTGTGGCATCACCACAGAACATAATCTTACTATTCTCACCTACACGAGTGATAATAGAATCTAGTTCGTGGAAGTTAAGATTCTGGAATTCATCTACGATAATGATAGCATTATCCAGAGTAGTTCCCCGAATAAAAGAAGTACTCCAAAAACTAATCGTGCCTTGAGTTTTAAGGTTTCCATAGAGCATTTCAAATGATGCGTCATCTGGCAGTTGGAACATATACTTTACCATATTCTTATATGGAATCTGGTAAAGAGATGATTTATCTTCGTGATCTCCTGGAAGAAAACCTATCTCACGAGTGGCAACAAGAGATCTTACAATGTAAATCTTTTCATAAGGAGTTCTTTCATCTAGAACATCTTGAAGAGCATTGTAAAGTGTAATGAACGTTTTACCTGTACCAGCACATCCATAAGCAACTATATGTTTATTTTTTTCATATGCTTCGTATAATAGTTTCTGATTATCCGTGAGAGGTTCAATAGTTCTCATCAAATCAGAACCAATTGGTTTTTTCCTTTTCATTTGCTTTGCAGTCATTCCAACACCAATTGGTTGATCTTCTCTTCTTCTTCTTGCCATATAAAAAATTTAAACTGGTTTTACTTTTGATCCTGGAGCCTTACTAGCTTTAGCGAGTACATCGTTCCAACCTGGGTGAGATTTTTTGAGACGATCATAAACCTCACCAAGTTCTCCAGCACTGGGGCAAGTAGATGGATCGCTCCAATCCCTATCCCAGTTTGGATTATCTTTTTTCCACTGATCCCAATCATGAACACTGAGAACAACTTCTTTTTGCTCACCAGTAACTTTGTTATAAACTGGATATGTTGCCAACGTTACACCTCCATTGTATGTAAGGATATTTATTCAATAGTAATAGAAGGTGCATCAACACATTCTGGACAATCCTCACGAGTCCAACCAAGTGCCTCAGATACTGCAGGAAACTGGCAAGTGAAGATACAACGAACCAATTCCGCAATTTCCATATGTTCTTTCTGAGTTCCGTGCGAAGAACGAAGATCAATATAATGAATCCATGAGCGCACAGAACCAGTCATATAGAGGCGTGTGGGAGTTGCTAGAGGCAATACAAACCTAGCACACTCCTTTGCTACACCTTTCTCCAGAAGGCGATTATAAAGGCGTAGACCTTGCTCAAAATGAACGCGAATGTCTTCAGTCAGAGTCAGTTTCAGATAATCGGGAATATCGTCAATGCTGTTCTGTCGATTCTTATCATCCTGACGACGTAGTTCCGGAAGAGGAATAGATTTACCTAGGAGACTTGCATCAGCATATCGTTGTGAAAATTCTTGATAGGTGAAACTCCTATGGCGCAAGATTTGGGCTGCGATACCGCGAGTTGTATTGATCTCTACGGTCATCGTTGCCTGTTCGAAGATACTCCAGTGCTGGTGCTGGATACAATACTTGAGCAATCCAGAGAACTTTTCATTTTCTTGGTTAGCAGGATTACTTACTCGGGCACAGTAAGCCATATGTTTTTCTGCGTCAGGAGTAACACTAATCAGTTTTACTTCTGGTTTCATGAATTCAAATTCAGTCGGCATCATCGTCATAAAATACTTCGTCGTAATCGTTTAAAAAGTTTTTAATTTCCTCATACTGAGGATCTTTAATATCAGAGTCAATCTCAGTTTTTAGACATTCTACAAGAGACTCAAGATTTCGTACAATCAACTTAAGTTTTTCTCTATCCATTTACACAAATCCCAACAAAGTAATTATAGACAAAAAAAGAGAGGGAGTCAAGTCCCTCTCTGAATTATTTTGCTGCTACCAGAGTAGCAAGAGATGCTTTACGACGCCTCTCTTCTTTTTGCTTCTGTTCTTTAATGATTTGTAGGAAGTTGAGTTTTTTCATTTGTGTCCCTCCTTTACAAACTTAACACCACGATAGGTTTCGTTGTATTGTTGGGATTGCTGCATCATTTGCTGTTGATACTCAAGACGCTTTTGAGTATCATACTCTACACCACGATAAACTACTTTAGACATTAGGGTTCTCCTTAGTTTTTTAGGTTAAAGAGCGTTCCTTCAGTCGGCGTTTGCGTTCGCTATTCGCAAATAGCGAATGAACGTTCCGTTCCGCGTCGGCTTACTTCCGTCTGGTATTCCAGATGAACGTAAGGTCATTATAGACCTGTTAGTATAGTTAGGCAAGTTCTTTTGTAACTTATGTTACAATTTAATCTCTTTGTCTCCAATCATCTGGTTTATCTCCAGTAAAGAAATCAATGATATCATCCGCACCATTGAATCCTGTGCGATGATTTGATGGATCTGGATCACCTAAATCTAAGGCATTCATAAAGTCATCAAGACTGCCTTCTTGCATATTGGGATTAGAAGCGCGGCGCCTTGCTTGTCTTAAGATAGTTGCAGCGGATCTATTTGACTTTGCAAGTTTTTCGGCCCAGATCATATCTTCCAAACTCACCTCCTCGTGCATTGCAATCTTATTGCAAATTGCTTCAAGGCGAAGGCGATATTGTGTAGAAAGCATATGTGATCTCCATATAAGGATATTTATTATTACCTTTCAATATAAGTTAATTCGTGTTCAGTTGCACATAGTTGGTGAACTATAATGTCACACCCGATCTTAGGATTACAATCACCGCAGGTGTATACATCCACTGCTGCTTTACCTTCCTCAGGCCAAGTGTGAATACTAATATGACTTTCAGAAAGTAAACAAATAACAGTGACGCCCTGAGGTTCAAACTTTTTTGAGATTGTTTGAACAACTGTAGCGCCACTAGCAACTGCTGCATTTTCTAATAAGTCTATAAGATAACGCTCGTCATCCAAAAGGGAAAACGAGCATCCAAATAAGTTTAGTAAGTAATGATCACCCATTCTCCTCTGCTTCTTTTAATAGTTCACTCACATAGTTTTCAGTTCCATCCATTGTCTTCACAGCAAACAGAGGAGACTTCATGTATTTTTTAATTTTTTTATATTGCTTTATGAGTTTTCCAACTTCATCTGTAGAAATTTCAACTCCAACTTTTAATTTATTATCTTGAAATCCTTCACTCATTTTCTTTTCTTTTTATCAGGTGCTTTATATCCCCAGATTTTTGGGTTGGTTCTTCCGTATCCAAAATCAATTTTCTTAACTGCTCCTGGTCCGAACTTATCATAATAAAGGTCAAAAATTCTTACTCTTGTTCCTCTGCAGAGATCCATATATGCGTTGCCATCAATTTCATAAACTACAATGTACGCATCATTTGGTAAAGAAGGATCTTTAATTTGCTGCAGAGTAGTTCGCTCAAACAAAAGTTCGCAACCATATCTAGGAGGAAGATTTTTCTTCTCTTCTTGTGTCCACTCCACTAATGCTTCCTCCTTTGCTACAACCGTCCTCACGAACGACCTCCCCAAGTAATATCTGGGTATGCCTCTTTTACATTATCTAGAGTGATTTTGTATTTATCTGAGAGTTTCTTATCTTTAGTAAGAATTAACACTTCGGCTTCTCTTGGATGAAGACCTTGTAGGAGATTAATAAACATCATCTCCCTACGAATAGATGTCAAAGTATTATTGCCACCTTTTATATAATGATATAAATTCTGGTATTCTCTGCGAAGTGATGTCTTTCCTCTACCATCAAGATCTTGTCCAGTAGCAGATTCTCCACCAACTGCTTCTCTTGATAGATTCTGAGACAATGTTCCAGAATAAACATTTTGGTCAGTCAGATCTCCATAAGGTACTTCACCATCAGGAAGTAAAGAGATTACACTCTCGTCGAAGTTCCAAATAAAAACTGACTTTAAAGCATCATGTTCATATGTTTTTAGAACTTCTACTTTTTTTGAATTAGACCTTTGTTTTGAAGCGAGTTCTAATACTTCAAACACAAAAGGATTTGTTGGAAGAGTCTCGATCGGTTTTTCAGTCGTTGCTCTCTTCGTCTTCGTCGTAGTCATAATCGTAATCGTTTTCAAATCGTACAGATACTATTTCATCAGGTATTACCTGACCATTTTCATCAAAGAATTCTGGATGCAAATACGGAGGTCTTGTTTCCAATACATGCCTATAAGTTAACCATCCTATTATACCACCGACCATAAAAAAGAGCAAAGTGAACATTGTAATGAATGTTACTACGTATGCTGTTTCCATTTGCTTTCTCCAGAGAGTTTATTTTTTCCTGATATCAAAGTGAAATTCTATAAAGAAATGAAACTCTCTACGGAGGAGAGAAATCATTTTACCAAACTTCACTTGAAAAGTTTTTGGTCTTGATGATTTTCTCCTCCTATTCCTAAGCAATAACTCAACACCTCTATTAATTTGAGGTTCTGAATTATTTAGTTTGCTTCTTTCGTCGCCCTGGTCGTTTATCATGATTATATCTCCAGGCATCCTCAAGAATACCGTAAAGGTAATTTCTTATTTTTCTTGCTTGTGGTTTTGGAATATGCCCATATCCTTCACGAAGTTGTTTATGAATTTCGTCAGAACCACCTTCAAGATAATCATCAAGATCCATTACAAGATTGTTAAGTTCATTGGCAGTTGAACTTTCGATAAATTTTTCAACATCAACTTTTTTTGTTCCACGAACTTTTAGATAATCATAAAATTTTAAAACAAATTGACCATTGAAAGCATAATCAATTGCTTTTTCTACATCGAAATAAACTTCGTGAAGAGTATTTTCCATTAAACTAGATTTTGCTCCTTTAGATATTGAACAGTATCTGTACAACCACCAATATGTTTATCATCTACAATCACTTGAGGAAATGTAGATCCTTGACCAAATTCAGAGTAAAACTCATCGCGAGTAAAATCATTATTCAATTTGTAAACCACGTGTTGTAGTCCTGCTAACTCTAGCACCTGTTGAACTTTTGTGCAATATGGGCAACCATCTTTTGAATAAACTGTAAACTTCATAGTTATCAATAAACTGAAAAATTATTTAGCATTAACTGGAATTCCCTGTCCTTCGGGAAGTTTGATTTGTGGGAGTTTGTTTCCTCTTCCTCTTAGATTGTATGGGTCAATACCTTCTGGAATTGGGTCTTCCCATTTTCCCCCTAGGTCAACAATTTCATTTGTGGGAAGTGCTTTTGGAATTTCAATGTCCACAACTGGACCCATCATAAATTTATTTCTTGTAATGGTGCGATTCTGTGGATCAAAAGAAACCATCATAAGAGCATCTGTTTCCTCAGCACAATCCACAATCTTTCTTCCAGTTTTTTTATCAATCACTGAAAAGTAATCTTCACTATTGTACTTTTTCATTATCTGAGGTCTTTTGATTATTATAGGTCTTTACTGGTGGTCTGTAAAGTCCAGGCCAAGTATCTCTAATGATTTCTGCAAGTTTATGAGATGTCGTAGAAGTAATCATTTCAAAATCTTTGAGGAGTATAATCCATATCTTCAAGAAGTGTATCTAGCAATGCTCCATATTCTTTAAACCTTTTGTCTCCTGCAATAAAACATCTTTGGCGCATCCAAAGAGCATCAGCAAGAAGTTTGATCTGCTCTTCTGAAAGAGATAAGTTTTTCATTATTATGAAGTAACTGTTGTATGTATAAATTTACTAATATACAATATTTTTTCTTGGACGATATGAATATAAATTAGTGGGTTTTGGTGGTTTCATCCATTCTTCTATTATATCAAATTTATCTTCACAATAAAAGTCTTGTTGAACATACCACAATTTCCAGTGTTCGTGTCCTTTAGATTGGTTGCAGGATTTGCAACAACATACCACATTTCCTGTAATATCTAAACCACCTTTTGATTGTGGAATAACATGGTCTAAAGTTAAATCTTCTTCTGAACCACAATAAGCACATTTATGATCCCAACTTTCTTTTATTTGTTTTCTCCATAATCGTTTTGCTTCCGATTGACTTGTTGCTTGTAGATTGAACAAGTATTCTTGAGGCGACTGGAGAGGGCCCATAAGTGCTTGCGACTTATGATTATTTATTTCATAGGTCTTGTGCGATAGACATAATGAACATAAAAATTCCAAAGAGTTGGAAAAAGAGGAGGATGAGGAACATAAAAAAAGGAGTTCAGAGAACTCCTTATATTTATTTTTAGAGTGCGTTGCCCCTAGGTAGAACTTCCTCTGGAAATATAAAATTTTCGTGTGGCTGGTCTACTGGTGCCATCCAAGCACGAAGTCCTTCATTTAGTAGAATATTCTTCGTATAGAAAGTTTCAAATTCAGGATCCTCCGCTGCACGAATTTCCTGAGAAACAAAATCGTAAGCACGAAGGTTAAGGGCAAGACCAATAATACCGATACTGGAGGTCCAGAGACCCATAACAGGCACAAACAACATAAAGAAATGAAGCCAACGCTTATTACTGAAAGCAATACCAAAAATCTGAGACCAGAATCTATTAGCAGTAACCATCGAGTAGGTTTCTTCTTCTTGAGTTGGTTCAAATCCTTTGAATGTATTTGCTTGCTCGCCATCTTCATACAGCGTATTTTCTACAGTTGCTCCGTGAATAGCACAGAGAAGTGCTCCACCTAGTATACCAGCAACTCCCATCATATGGAAAGGGTTAAGAGTCCAGTTATGAAAACCTTGTAAGAATAGTAGGAACCTGAAGATTGCTGCTACACCGAAGGATGGAGCAAAGAACCAACTGGATTGTCCCAGTGGATACATCAAGAATACGGAAACGAATACTGCAATCGGACCAGAGAATGCAATCGCATTATAAGGGCGGATACCTACCAGTCGTGCAATCTCGAACTGACGCAGCATGAATCCAATCAGACTAAAGGCCCCGTGGAG